TGTGTATATGGTCTCCTTCAAATACAACATCATATCCTAACGGTTTTAGCAATAATCTCAGTTCCTCAAAAATCTCTCTTGGGTAATTGGGTCGCCAGCGGATATCCACCGCCAGCCCTGCGTAATGAAGAGAAGACGGCGAATGATTGCCATCAGTCGTTGATGTGATAACTGCCTCTTTGCCGTATTTCTTAAAAACCTCGTCAATAGTGTTTAACGCCCTGCGCATTTCCCGCTTTAACGGACGAATTGAAACACCTAATTTTATTAGCATTATTTTTTCCCCCCGTTTCTGCATATAAAGCCTTCAATGTGCGAAAGTCTCTCCCTTTGTTTATTCGTTTCTTCTTCAAGTTTATCCAGACGCTGATAAATTCGCTCTATATCTTTTTTCAAATGCCTCATATCATTAAATTTCATCGCTATATGCGAAATGATATTTATCACCGTCGTCGCTATCAAAATAATAATCCAAATCACATTGATTGTAATGTTCATTTTTCGCTCCTTTATCTAAATTTTCTTTTTATCTCATTACCTTCGCCATCTACTTCCTTTATCCATAAGCGATTAAGATGAATTTCAATGATATTCCAAAAGACCTCACCCTTAAATTTTTCATCGCCAGTTCTTTTGCTTATCCTATAACCCACTGTTCCACAGCCATTTAGTAAAAACAATAAACATACCAAAATCTTTTTCATTTTCTACCCTCCAATTTACCTTGTAGTTTTGAAAGTGTATCTATCTCTTTGCGGATATCTCTCATGATCCGTTCCCAATGTCCAAGCATTCTATTATCTATCGTAACGCCCTCGTCAATTCTGTCCGCAAAATCTATAAGTTTTTCCTCTATTTTTTCAATCATTTCCAACATTTGCTTTTTCGTCATTTCTCCCCCTTAAAAGTAAAATATATCACCATCACCAGCAACACAAAGGCGAATGCTTTGAAATATGTCATCATTCCACCGCCTTTGATTTTGATACTTTCTTTTTCTTCACAATTTCCCCCGCTGTTGATTTAATCACCTCGTAAAATTGCCCGTCTTCGGGGTTTAGTTCATATCCTTCTTTTATCTTGAATTTTCTGCTCTTTACAGGCACTTGAATTGCCTTGACCTCACCTGTTTTTCTGTCAAAATAATACTTTGTTTTTGTCTCAAATGTTTTCATCATCGGTGAGACAGAAGCAAGCAGGTTTCCCTGTAAATCTCGGAATTCTCCTTTGCTCGGCAAATACAATTCCATTCTGTTTGCTTCGCCGTTGAAAAACATCACCGCACCATTCAATTTATTAGGCGTAACTTCTCGCTTTACTCGCTCTATTATACTCTGTCTGGTCTCATAATTATACAGAACATACGGAGGGTCATTACCGCCATCAGAAGTGAGTTTTCCCGTGCAGTGAATGTCGCCAGAAACATCTAAATCATAACTGGGAGTATCATCCCCGATGCCGACGTTGCCACCATTAAAATAAGTATCGCCACCCGTATTCAATTTTATATCCGCATTTCCACTCGCATCGTAAATTGACACAATTCCATTCGAACTTTCAGTTCCTGTCGCAAATATCAAATTATCATAGACTATATGATATGATTTTAATAACCCCCCTCGTATATTGCCGTTAACATCTAATTTAGTTGCAGGCAATACTGTTCCAATCCCCACATTTCCCCCATCTTCCACAAATATCCCATTCCCGCCGTCATCAAGGAGATACAAGCCGTTGGAATTTCTGGCGGCGACTGTAGATGTGTGCACTCGCGCTGAAGTTGCCGTTTTATCGCATACAAAATTCTCATATACTCTCGTATATGTTCCTATCTCCAAACCGTAGTCATTCCCTACCCCCTTCAGAATCGCAATATTGCTATTAGGCGTTATCACGAAGTCAGCATTAGCGGGAGAATCAGAACTCGCAAGATTAGTTCCAGCATTGAGGCATAAATAATCACCGTCTCTTGGCTGAATTACCATATAGTCATCTGCAGGCTCCTGTGTGACCATTATTTGTCCTTTTATTGCTCCATCTTTTTTGCAAAAAACTATTTGCTCTTTGTTAGAAGTATCTAAGGCAGTTCCCCGTATCAATAAATAGCCATTTCCAATAATATTTCCATCGCCATATAAATTCACATCGCCAAAATCATCTATGTAAATTCCTTTTGTAAGTCCGTCACTTCGCAAATACAGACCATTTGAATTTATTGCTGATATTGTTGTTGCAGATACTTTATACCCGCCAGCATTGTGCCACGCAGAACCGTCATACCACTGATAAATCCCGTATCCTGTCGTCGTTGAAAAATACACCTGCCCCGTAAACGGACTGCTCGGCGCTTCCGTTGATATCCAGATTTTTCTTTGTATGTCCTCTCTTATATCATTCGCCCACGCCGCAGTCGCCGTTTGTCCAGAAGATACTGCGCTGCTCAACATTACCCCCGTATAGTCGCCTGCCCATATGTTTGCCGTCACAAAAACCAAAACTAAAAATAATTTCTTCATTACTGCCCTCCTATCTTAACCCAAGCGCCGGGACCCGTTCCTGTTGAAACATACATTATGAAAGATGACGTCAGTCCTACTAATCCTGCCTTTTCAGGCGACGATGTTATGTCCAAATCATTCTTAAAATAAATCCGTCCCGTCAGCCCGTTCAGTTCTATCTTTGCCGTGGAAGTGTCATTTCCCACCTTGAAAATTCCCACCGCCGTAAATGTTGAAATCTCGCTGACTGTTGAATAGTTTACCTTCCAAGTTTGCTTATATCCTGCCCAGAGAAATCCCGCCAAAACAAAAATAAGTGTTATTATTCTTTTCATTCTCCCCTCCTATTCTATCGTTATGACGCTTTCTATCAGCAGCGTCTTACTGTTTGTCTTCGTCCTGTTTATGTTCACCCTCTCAAACAGCGTCCCACTGTCTGCCGTTGCAGTGGCGTCCTCACCAAAAAGACCAAACTCCTTTAACTCTCCATTAGCCTCGCTTGTTGTGTAAAATGTTCTTATGTGAATTACATTATTCGTTCTCGAAGTTGACGCTATCGTTTTACGGAACAGTTCCGACTCCAGTTTCGTGTCCGAAACACTCGCCGAAGTTGTCCCTGTCCCCACTGCTCCATAGGTTATTATACTCTCGTTTGATTTTAATCCCTCATCTATCAGTCGTCTTGCTATCGCTTCACGCCCCACTGTTGGAATTACATTTTTATATTCAGCCACTTCAACCTCACCTGTCCTTACATCTGTCATTGTCAATTTTATTTTGCCCGTCATCTTCAGTTTGTCTTTTGGCTTCCGCCTTACCCGCAACAAAAACAATTCCATTTCCTTTATCAACTTAATTAAATCCTCTTTCTTCATTGCCATCAATTTTTTTTCTTCCAAATCGCTTTGCTTTATTATCATATCAACCCCACTGGAATTCGTCCCATTTTGCGGTGTCCCATTCGTTAGTCGGCTCCTCGTAGTTCAGGGATGTCTCGGTCAGTCCCACACTATCGGCGACTTGCGCCAATTCATTCAAAATCTCATCTTCTCGTGTGATTATCTCATTTTTTGCGTCCAATAAATCAACAAGTAAATCCACAAAATTTTTGCTCCGCTTGCTTTCAAATTTAATTCTGTATTCTAAAATGTTTCTCCGCAAATATGATTGAACTCGTGTAATCAAATAAGTATCGTTTATCCCCCTGCTCGGAAGATTTACAGTCAACAGTTGCCCTGACCTATAGCCATAATTATTCGTAATAAAATCGCCAGAAATTATCGGGTCGGCATATTTGTCCAATTCTGCCAATGCCCTATCTCTCGCAGCGTCAAGCGTTTCTATACTGCTATCAACAATAATATGTTCATAAACACCATCTCCACCCTCAATCGCCTTCATTGTCTCCTGACTGTCCTCGTTATCCACCCTGACCAGAATGGGAATATCATACTTATAGACCGCTTTCAATATATCTCCGCTCGCCAGAGTGGCGTGGTCCAAGTTTTTCACCAGTTTTTCTGTATAATTCACGACAAAATCATACCCTGAAGTGTCAAGATGGTCTGTCCCGACAGTTTTTTGCGTTCCATTCACATAAACTTCCACACTTCCGCTTGCTGCTGCCTTCGGTTTATACGCGAGCAAAAATTCCTCCTGTTCCCCGTCGGCAACAATTTCCTGCGTAAAGTCGTCGCTTAAATAATATCCGCCACGAACATAAACTCGATTGCGTAATTGTGACTTATCAACGCTAATAGACAATCTTGAATATGACGCCCCACTCTCGCTTGTTTCATTGAGTTCATACGGCGCGATTGAAGTTTCTTTATAAAAGAAATGTATATCTTTATTCTCGTCAACATACCAGTCATAAAGCCCGCCCGACAGTGCGACCAGTTCCTTCAGGCAGGCAGACAACGGCTTGTAGTTCCAACTGATGTAATCCACAGTAAACCCCGTCTGAACATTGTGCGTTGTGAAGTCCGTCGCATAGGTGTCTACCAAATCGTCTATGATTTCCTTGCAGGTTTTGTCTGAATAACTTTCTACCACCAGTCGCTTGTTTAAGTCGGCGCTGTAATCCACACACCTGACGGCATACCTGTATTTTGTTATTCCCGGAGCAATCTGTTCCTGAGGAGCTGACTCTATCCGCCCCGCAAACATTTTTACTGGAGTTGAAGATTCGTCGGCCTTGTAGAAAAGCAAAACTTCGTCCCCTTCTTTTGGTTTGTATGAACCATCTAAATCTTCATAAGTAAAGGTTAGGCTATCTACTTGGGAAGTCAGAACATCTGTCTTGCGCAAACTTCCCGCACTCTCTACTGTTCTATCCTGCCCCTGTACAATAAGAGTTAGCGGGACGTGAAAGTCAATCGCCACACCCCCTGCAAGAGGCTGCCACGCTCCGTCAATGTAAATATATGCCTGCCCTATGCTTGGCTTTATCCACATCTGACCTGAAACTTTATAGTTGCTGTCAGGCTCTGTTTCCGATATTATTCTCCAGCTTGCCATTACGCCCCCGCTATTGGAACCCATTTGCCGAGCCACATAAATGCTTGATTTATGCTTTCCTTTATCCATATCCACCCTAACTGTGGATTGCTCGGCGCTGTCTCCTGAATTATAACCGTATAATAAAATGTTGCCATCAGAAGTTCCTCTCACTCTTAATTGCCTGAACGATTCTGGACCCTATGGTATCGGCTAAATTTTCTAAATCTAACTGTGACGAGATAGTATTACCTGAGACGTTCACAATTACAGGTGCGCCAAAGGCTCTGACCTTTCTCCCTGTTTCACCATATTTCTGTTCAAATTCCGCTTGCGTCGCACCCATCATCCAATTAGCCCACTCTTGCCATTTTTCCGTATAACTCTTTTCTTTTCCAAAAAGATATTCTGACGCTGTCTTTCCCCAATTCGTTATCCCCCAATAAATCATTTCTATCATTCCTTTGTATGACTTTTCCATCCCCTTCTTGGCTTGCTCTTGCGGACTCATTTCCATTTTATCCATTTTATTACTATAATAATCATATTGTTCATTATATTTCTGATTCATCCCTGTAACCATAGCCGACGCCATCCGCCTGCCTTTCGCCTCATAATTAAAAGATTGAGCTGATACGGAACTCCCTCCACCTCCACCGAAAAAAAACTCAAAAATCTTAGTTGCTACCAATTTTGCTGCAATGTCTGCTATTGCCCGCAAAACAGCGTCCTTGAAGGATTTCATTGTCTCTTTTATCCCTTCTCCAAAAGCTTTCCAACCTTTACCAACACTTTCAAACATCGTGAAAAAACTGTCTGAAAGCGCCTGTGTAACCGCTTGTCCTAAATTGGTAACTAAGTCTCGCCATTTGCCAAACCGACCAGAGATATTATCCAAAGACTTTTTCCAAACATCTTCTATTGTTGGAATAACTTCGTCTGTTTTTTTCTTCATATTGTCCACTGCTACCTTATATTTGTCCCCGGTTTCTGCTATTTTCGTGTTTATGTTTGAAAAAGCGTCTATATGAATTTGTTTCACTTTCGGAATTTGCGTCGTAGATATTTTATTTATGCTATCCCCATAAGAAGATATTTTGTCTTTCATTTCTTCCCAGCCCATTTTCGCTGCCTTAAAATGTCCCGTCATTGCCAGCCCCAAAGCCGCAATTCCAGATGTCGCTATGTCAACCGCACCCACAACACCCATAACAACTTTCGTAATAAACTGTAAAACCTTTGCCAGCCCCTCTGCTATCTTAGATGTGCTCCCCATATTGTTTGTCCAAGATGTTATTAAAGGCAATACTGTTTGCTGGACATAATTCATTAAGACCTGCAGAACAGGTATAACAGCCTTGCCGACTTTTTCCATCAAATCCCCAAATGTATTTTTTAATGCCTTCAACGCTCCGCCAAATGTTTCTCTTGCTGCTTCTGCACTCCCGCCAAACTCTGTTTGCAACTCTTTCAAAATCAATCTCTGCGCCGATGCTATGTCTCCTGTTTCCACCATCTTTTTCACTACCTCAACCTGCGCCTGACTGAAATTAACGCCGACCCTTCTTAAATTTGTCATTCCGAGAATGGGGTCGTTCAATGCCTTACCCAGCTGGATCGCCGACTGTTTCATATCCTGGTCTAAAGCTATAGCCATATCCAGCATCACTTGCGTAGCAGCAGGAAAAACATCTTTTCCAATTTTAGTAAAAGTTAAAAGTAAATTTTGCCCCGTTAAGACTTCTTCGTCGCCGAAGGTTGTTGCTTTTTGAAATGCAGCTGCCATTTTTTTAACTTCCTTCGCCGTCAATCCTGCTGCGTGTTTCGTGCTTTTCAAAACAGCGTTCAGCTGCTTTTCTACTTTCTGCTGCTTGTCAAAGGCTTTGACGGCTTTATACACCCCATAGCCAATAGCCGTAAATGCAGCCCCTGCCGCCAACCCAACCGCTTTGAATTGTGCCTTGTTAGCAGCTGCCCATTTGCCCAGCCGCTTTTGTTGTTTATTCAGCGTTTTTGATGCCTTGTCCATAGCATCTATGACAATTTGCAACCTATATGTGTCTCTTGCCATATTTTAATTCAATTCTTCTCCTTTCTTTTTCCTCAACTTCTACCCCTGCCTCAAAGCATAAAAAATCTATCTGAATATCTTCTATAAAACTATTCAGTATTTTGTGCGGAAGCGTCCCGTATCTTCTCGCCAGAGTGTCCAGAATCAGAGGCAGTTTGCTCATTACGAAAGGGGCGCAGATTTTTCTGCCCTCCCCCCATCGAGAAATCATTTATTTCATTGACAAGGAAATAATAATCATCGTCAGCCAATTCGTCAATGCAAAGTTTCCCTTCTTCTTTTTTCAAACCAATTTTCGGTTCTTTTACGGCGAGCGCAATAATTTTATCCATCGCCTCGACCAGTTTTTTTCTTTCCTCGTCGGATATTTTCTCGAAAATGTCCTCTGGCTTGCTTCTCGCTATGTCTGTTGTGCTTACAATAGGAAATCCACCTATCTTCAGAAAATCACGCCCTCTGAGTTTCCGAATACGAAAAACTGCGCCTGATGGGAGCGTAACTTCTTTCTCCCCTGAAACCATCTTTCTGTAATCCATAATTCCCGTCGTCATCTCGCCCTCCTTAAATTCTCATTTCCATACAATTCGTCATTCCTCTCGAAATCAGCCCCATAATAGCTGATAAATTCTTCCCTCTTCTTACCGTCCTTCATAACTTCTCTAACCATTTGACATTTGACCTTGCCGAATGGTCTCGCAGTCAAACTGAAATAGGTTAGATTTGTCTGAATCTCTCCATTGATAGAAATTCTCGTGTCCTGACCATTACCATTGGTCTCCACCTCAATTCTCATACTACCCCCTTGTTCTGCTTCAACTTCAAAGCAGAAAAAATTCTTACACGCTTGAAACCGCGTTAATAAGAGTTAGCTTTAACTCTTTATCAGTTCCGTCAGAATATGCCTTAAATGGCAACTCTACCTTAATCGGACCTTCGTCGTCAATCTTCGGCAAACCGCCAGTCAGCCGAATGTAAGGACAGTCTATCTGAACCGTATAAGGCGATGTCCCGCCAGATATTGTTGCTCCTTCAAACTTCAGCTGCAACGCCCTCTCCTGTGCATCTCTGAAGTCATCATACTCATTCACAGAAGTAAAATTTATCGTAAATGTTCCCGTGACCTCTATCTTTCCACTTCTTAGAGGCTGCTTAATCGTCCTGCTTCCGATATACCGCCTGTCGTCTGACAAGTTGTTATTCAAGGTTATGCTCGCGGTCTCAACATCCGTAGCAGTCCCAGCATAACTGACAGTTCCCTCGCTGAAAACAACCAAAGGCGCAGTCGGGAAAGACGGGGAAACCGTCCCCGCCGTCCCTATATCTTTGCCAATTATCCCCACAGTCAGACCCAGAAAGCCCGTATTGGTTATGTCAAAGGTCAGATTGTTTATCATACATCCTGTTGCCTGAAATGCTGAAGCATCCTTTCCTATCTCTATTGTGAGACCAGTCCCGAGGGTATCCGCGATTGTGAATTCATGCTGATATACATCCACATCAGTCCCCTCGGGCTGTGTCGTGTCCACGCTTCCGAATGCGCATTTGAAAAGCTTTTCAAACCCCTCATACCTCATATCAAAACTCAAGTCTCCTGCCACAGAAATAGGTCCTTTTGCCATCTGGTCTTTGTCCATATTCAGAGAATAGACGGACGCAGTGTGCAGCCTCTCCTCCGTAACGTCAAGCCCGTCCGCCCCCGCGTTCAATTCAACAAAACTGTAATTTGCTGTTCCTGCCGCCGAACCCCAAGTGGACTCCGTCCCAAATCCAACATACCCTTTATAGCCATAACCCTGTGCCATTTTACTTACCTCCCTTCTTTATTTTTTTCTTTTTTAATACTTTTTCTACCATCTTAAATTTTCCTGTTGAATTCATAACTTTCCATTCCCTTTCTGAAACCTCAAAAACTTCACCTTTTTTTGTTTTGATAATATCTCCATCTGTCAGGACAACCTTAACTCCGCTTAAAGGACCAACATACTTTACCTTCATTTTCTATACCCCCTTAACTTAATCTTTTCATACAATCCAATCTTATTTGAGCCATAGAAATATACGCCCCGCTTTCCGTCTCCATCAGCCCGAACTCCGTGCTAACAGTATTAGCATATCCAACATTATCAGTTATGTTTATATTGTCCCTAAAAACCGCTTCAATGTTATCTACCAACTTTATTGCTTCATTGTCGCTATCTTCTGCTGACTTTACGATCCGCACAATTGGAAAAATGCTAAAATGAAGCATAACATCCTTAACCCCACCACCAATCGCCTTGAAGTCCTCATCTTTCCCGTCCAGCCTTACCAAAATGGATGGATACATCGTTGAAGGCACGGGATAAGTCATCGGATTTGCCGCTATTATTTGTTTCACATTTACAGACAATCCATTGTTTAGAGTATCCGAATTGTTGCTTAACAAAGTGATAATTGCGTCTCTCACTGTGAGATATTCAACCCTCGGGTTACTTAACGACATAATTAAAAAACCTCTTTTTTATGCGTTGTTTCGTCTCGTCTGAAAACCATAAAAACGGTCTTGCTGGTATCTTTCCTCGTCCAAATTGATGTGTTGCTGCATAAATAACATTCGTTCCAAGATATCCAGTGTTTCCCGAGCCCCTGAAATTTATACTCATTCTTAGCCGGCCAGTGTCTTGTAATATCTTGCCTTTTCTATGTTTCAAAGGTTTCCATTTACCGTTTGGACCCTCTTCTTTACGAAAGTGCTGAATTATATTTCGGTATCCAATAATGACTGCTTCTTTCATAGGTTTAGAAATTGTCCTACCCGCTTTTTCCAGCCGTTCCAATCTTTTTATTATCTTATCTTTTCCGCTCAACTTTACATTAATTATTGTTCCCGCCATCAGTCCCTCGCATCGCTTATATCATCTGTTCTGTCGCTATCAACAGCCCAGTTCTTCTCATCATCCACATCAAAAATCGGAGTATAATCCTGCGTATCGCTGTATAAATCATCAACTTCCAACTGCGCAATTTCCTCATCATTTATATCATAAAGTTTTGTCTGCCCCGTCTCTATCCGCTTTAATGTGTCCAGAGCCATAAATTTCAAATCATCTACCCAGTCATTCGTATTTTGTGCGTCTTTTGTAAAAAGGCTACGCATAATGAAATAAGCTGCCAAGTCTGTTGATATTGTTTTAATTACTGGCGGTGTTGCCGTCCCCGTATCAAACGGCACATCATATCTTTTGCTTAATCTTGTATTTATGATGTTGTCTGCTCTTGATATGTGCCTGTAAACTGCGTCAGTTCCGATAACATCTGTTCCTACATTTACCAGAACACCCTTGTCGCCGCAGACTTCCGTGGCTTCCGCATAATAGCCCATTTACTTCCTCGCTTTTTTCTTTTTTATAATTTTCTTTTCAGTTTTTTTCGTCTCTTTTCCTATTTTTTCAACTTTTTTCGCAGGTTTCTCGTCTATGAGTTCCCTGATGAAACCCAGCCTCAGCCTGCTCCTCAACTCTACCAGACTTGAAGACCTCTGCGTGTTTATCTCAAAAAAAGTGCCAGCCTCAAAAAACTTCATCTTTCCCGTCAGCAATTCCGTTTTAAAATTTCTCAATACTTTATACTTAGCCATAAAACGCCTCCCCTTTTGCCAGATGGACAGTCTTTATGGTTGTGTCCAACACAACATCATATCCCGCCTTGTTGAGTTTGTAGAAATACAATAGGTCTTCTGTCCCGAAACCCTTTTTCCTCTCCTCAAACTCAAACCTGTCCGTAATATCTCGCCTCATTAAGCAAGCACCCAACCCCCCTGCGTCTATCCTTTCCTCAGGTTTGCTTTTCCCATTTACACACTCATAAGCAACATAATACGGACCCAACGCTCTAATCTTACTCTTATGTTCCGTCGTCAATTCCTCTAATTCGTTTTCATCTTTTGTCGCCAGAAACCTGTCAAAATCGTCAAATATAAGTTTCCGCTTCTTAAACACCATTGGCTTTTTATCCTCTGTTTTATACCAAACCGTCGCCATAGATATGGGTTCATTTTTTATCAAAAGTTTAGAAATTGTGTCAGGCGGAATAACCACATCGCAATCCCACCAATATATATGTGTTGCATTTTTTTGCTGTGCAACTCTGCGTATTAAATTCCGTGCCATAACTACAATTTTGTTTTTATCATTTTCAAAAATCATCTTCGTCGGGAAAATAACATCCCTAAACCCTGCCTCTTTTGCCGAAGTTTTTGCCCACACTAACAATTTGTGTAAAAATCTCTGCCCTGAGTTATTCACAACAAAACAAATACTGATTATCCCCTTGTAAATTCTTAACTTTAAGAGATTTTCAAGAAGAATGTCAGTTGCCCAATGATACGCTTCGGAGATAGGAATTCCTATCAAAATATGCGGTAAATTCTTCGGAAACTCATTGTATTTATTACAGTCAGTTTCTATCTTGTCTTTCCAAGTTTCCAAAAACTCATTCAGATACTTAAAAGGGTTTTTCTGATTTAATGACGCCACCGTCCTCGCAGCATAGTGACCAACCACTGCAGAAGCACAAAACCAAACTCTATGTCCTCTCTCTCCTGCTCGCAAACAAAAATCAATGTCTTCATATCTGTAATAACATTCAGGATCTACTTCTGATTGTTTCAATCCCTCCAACTCTTCCCAAACATCCCTTCGTATTAAAGCACAGGCAAATGTCACCGCCTGATACTCTCTATCCTCACAACTGCGAGGGTCAAGTTCGTCATTCCTGAAGTAAATATGCTGCGGTCTCTTCTTCTCGTCGAAAACAACTCCTGCGTGCTGTATTCTATTTGTCCCTGGATATATTAGTTTCGCCCCGACAATCCCTGCCCATTTTTCCTCTGCCAGTTTTAACATCTGTGCCAGCCAATCTTTCGTTGGGATGGTGTCATCATTCAAAAGCAAAACATAATCCCCCTGAGCCTGGCGGACTGCCATATTATTTGCCTTGCTAAAACCTAAATCTATGATGGAATATATCACTTTAATTCTGCTGTCTTTTTGCTTCATAAAATCAAGATACTGCTTGACTTCCTTTGTGGAGTTGTTCGCCAGCACTATCACCTCGTAGTCAATGTCCCTGACTGTGTTTCTTATCTCATTCAGACACTGCCTCAGCAAAGGCAACTGGTTTTTTGTTATGATTATTATGCTGACCATTATGTCCCTCATTCTATCTTGGTTACCGTCAACACACCATCTATAACTTCAATCTTATACGCCTGCGTGGAAGCATTAACATCATAGAGGATTAAATCTTTGGAACTTCCACTTTCGCCAACTACTAAATTACCCTTAACTGTCGTGCTTGAAGATGTTATTCTTTGTGACTCCATACCACCTGCAATTAAACTTAATTGGTCGGCGGCGGCTTGTCCCATCCCTGTATTTGTATCACTTCTATCAGGCACAAGTGACGGAAAGGTTGAGCTTGCACTTGTGCTTTGACATCCAAAACCATCATTATTTATAGAACCGATAAGTGAAGCAGTTATCAAATACCATGAGTTTCCATTTAATGTAATTTTCAATGCGTCATCAGAACTTTCATATATTCCAGTATCCCCATCCCCAAAATTTAATGTAGGCGTTGAAGCGTCATTTTTCTGCGGTAAATTAAGTTTAGACAAAGGATTTGTCAACTCTATTTTGCCTGTTGCTGTTATACTTGAAACTGACAGCAACTCCTGAACCGTCATCGATGTGACAGTTATTGCTGAAGGCGTGGAAATAGTCACATTCAAAGCCGCATTTGTTGAATTGTAAACCATATTTAAAATCTGAGCCCCTGTCCTGTGGTCTGTGACTGCCAAGGCATTGCCATTTTCGTCTCTGTATACTTTGTTTAGAATTTGAGACTCTGTAAAAAATGTTCTTGTGCCTGCTGTTAAAGAGGTCGCTAACAACAGAGCTATTAAAACTTTTTTCATCTCTTTCACCCCCTATAAAAAGAGGGGCATTAACTCAGGACTACCCTTTTGTATAGCCCCTCATTAAATCTTATTGTGAGCCGATTTTCTTCCACCCACCAGCATTGGTATTCGTTGAAATATAAACATTCATACTGCTGTCTATTGCAAAAATTCCCTTTGCAGGCGGTGTATCTGTCTGGCTGACAACCGCAGTTGTGTCCAGTTTAATAAAATACTTTGCCGAGATTTTCACTGAAGTATCAATGTCAACTTCATAGTTAGTGCTGTCATAATCTATGTTGGCGTCGCCAAGGTCTAAGTTGTTCCCGTCTATGTCCACATCACCGTCTATGTTGAGGTCGTTGTTGATACTCAAATCCCCGTCACTCTCTATGTCTATCGCTGCTGCTGGCACTTCCGCATTCCAAAGTCTGCGATTTTTCTGGACACTTTTCGCATACAAAAACCCTGCTGCAATGATAAGTATCGCCAAAAGATACAATCTGAATATCGTCTTCATTTCATTTTCCTCCTTAATTCTATTTTGGCGCAGACAGGGACAGAATTATCCATCCCTGTCCGCAAAATCAAATTTAGACAACCGTTGAATACAGATAGCCCGCTGCTGTCATTGTGATTTTTACATCGTAAGCGCTCTCAACTTCAATCATATCACCGTTGCGCGGCTCCCATCTGTATTTCTTCACCTTGTAAGTTTTACCCCCGTAAATTTTCCAAGAAGGAATAATTCCGAGGTTAGGGGTCTTCAGTGTCTGCCTACCCGGCGCTTTGTAATACACCAAAACATAATTCCCCCAGATTTTGCCGAGAGAACTTGTCTGACCTTCCTTTGAAGTTTCATACAAAGCACCTCCGACATAGACATTGTCCACTTCAAACAGAGACGCAACCAAGTCGGTAGTAAGAATTCCTTTCTGAGTATATTTTACCTTATCGAGCAAATCAGGATGCTGTTTGAGTTTTCTCCAAACCTGAATCCCCATAACGATTGTATTTGCTTCTCTGCCAGTATTATCGTGAACCGAAGCCTTTGCTGTTTCAATGTCACCTATAGGGTCGCTGTTGGTGTAGTCAGACCATTTCTGCGTGCCTGACAGCGCTGTGTGATAACTTGAGAACGTAGTTGTATTAAACAGAGCAGATGCTGCTTCATACTCCCTGCGAAGCAAAATCATATCCGTCAGCCCCTGAGTCGTGTCCGTATCAGGCGCAATCGGAGCGTCAGCATTAGCCCTATCCTCGTCGGTGACAATGTCCTTCA